GAAAAGGCTAAGAAAGCTAAGGAAGCTAAGGCTAAGAAAGCTAAAGAAGATGCTGATAAGGCTAAGGCTAAGAAAGCCAAGGAAGCGAAAGAAAAGAAAATGTCTATGGATGTCAACCTTGAAGATGACGACCCTGAACTAGAAGACGATGATGCTGATGGTGACGGTTTATCGGATGTTGACAATTTGGATTTGGATGATGATACCGATGATGATACAACAACAACAACAGAAACCGCATCAGATGATGACGACCTCGATAACCTTGACCTCGATGAACTTGACCTAGAAGATGATGTTCCAGAAGTCAAAATGATTGAAGTTGATTGTAAGATGCTTAATGCAAAGCAAAAAGCAAAAGATACTGAACTTGTTAATAAAGTATTTGTAGCATTGATACAGCTTGGACATATTGAAGATGCCAAAGACTATTCAAAAAATCTAAAAAGTGCATATGCATATTTGAAGAAAAATGATTGTTCGGCTTGTATACCTGAATAATTTTTCATATCTGTAGGTGATATGTAAATCTGCTATTTGGTGGGGTAGGAAACTGCCCCACCCTTTTTAAAATGTAGGATTGAAAATGGATAACAAACTTAGTAAGATAGAAAAGTTCATGGCGAAAGCTAATAAGAAGATGAAAAAGGAATATGGTGCTAACGTATTATATTCTGGTGATGGTGTAGGAAATTTCTCACCCTATAGAACTGGATTTCCAACTATTGATAATGTAAATAGTGGTATAGGAGGCTTCCCTAGAGGTGGAGTCACTCTCATACATGGATTGGAGAGTACGGGCAAGACCACGCTCGTATTAGAGGCTATTAAATATAATATGTCAATCAATCCAGACAGCACAGCATTTTATTTGGATGTTGAAAACGCATTAACAGAAGACTTTTTGGAATTTAAAGGAATTGATTCAAGTAGAATTACTTTATCATCACTTAATACCGAGGACGGACTAACCTTAGCGAAGGATGCCATTGCTGAAAATGTTTATGATATTCTTGTGATTGACTCGCTTGCAAAGCTGGATTCAAAGAATATGATTGAAGGTGATATGGGTGATAAGAAACAAAGAAATCAGAGAGCCAGAATTATAACTGAATTTTTAAGGTTTATAACTTATACATTACGTAACTCAAACACAGCACTAATACTGATTAATCAAGAGATTGAAAATCAAGATAGAAAAAATAAGTTTGAGCCAAAAACTGTTTTACCATGCGGTAAACAACAAGTATTTTCCGCTAATTTAAGGCTTCAAATAACCAGACAGAAGCGAATTAATAAGACCGTAGATAAATTGAAAATCCCAGTTGGTTATGTAGCAAGAATTGTTTCATTGAAGAATAAAATATCCAAGAATGAACGAGCAGTAACTACAATTTCCTGTTTATATGACAGGGGTTTCATTAGAGAAATCTCACATATTGATTATCTGATGATGACAGGGGTTATTGAGAAAACTGGAAAGTTGTATAAATTCAAGAACTCTGAATATTACCCAGACCCATTTAAAACGGGCGAGGTTATGGAAATTCTTAGTAGTATCCAAGATATGATGGGCGTTAATGTATTGGAACTTGCTCAAGAAACTGCTGATATTGAATTCGAAACAGATAAGGATATAGAGGTAGTTGATGACGATGAAGAAGATTGATTTAACCAAAGATTTGAATAGATGTTTTGGAAATAATATCGAAATTTTGAAATCAATTCCAGATAATTCTATTGATTGTTGTGTTACAAGTCCTCCCTATTATGGGCTTCGTTCATACTTGGATGATGACGACCCTAAGAAGGTAGATGAAATAGGCTTAGAAGAAAGCCCTGATGCTTACATAGCCAGAATGGTAGCTTTATATTCTGAGATTAGAAGAACTTTAAAGCCAGAAGGAACTTGTTTTATTAATATCGGTGATTCATATTATAATTATCGTGGTGGAAAAGGTCAGGCTTTAACCAAACAAACATCATCTAAGACTAAGCAGGATTTACCAGATAAATGTGCTAGAAGAGCCAATAAGCATGAAGGTTTAAAAGAGAAAGATTTAATCGGTATTCCTTGGATGCTTGCTTTTGCTTTAAGGGCTGATGGTTGGTATCTCAGACAAGAAATCATTTGGGCTAAGGCGTGTTCAGGAATTCATCGTGGTGGAACTGTGATGCCTGAAAGTTGTAAGGATAGATTTGTTCGGTCTCATGAGCAAGTATTTCTTTTAACTAAAAATAGTCATTACTTTTTTGATATAGATGCAATTGCTGAAAAACAGGCTGAGTGTTCATTGAATAGAGCATTTTCCAATAATCATATGGAGAAGCGTAAAGGGATTGGTGATGAACAGTATTCAATTAGTGGTAAATCTCAGGCAAAGAGCTATGAGAAGCTTAGAAAGAAGATTGAGTCGGGTGAAGAAATCACTAGAAATCGAAGAAGTGTATGGACTATAAATACTAGACCTTCTAAGATATCTCACTTTGCTTCATATCCAGCAGAACTAATTGAGCCTATGATACTCTCAGGATGCCCTGTTGGTGGAATTGTATTAGACCCATTTGCAGGAACAGGAACTACTGGTATTGTTGCAAATCTCCATGGAAGAAAGGCGTTGTTGTTAGAATTGAACGATGAATATAAGCCATTATATAAAAAGCGACTTGCTGAAATCACCAAACAGCATGCTAGTGATGGTAAAGAAACAGTTGCAGGAAAGATTGTAAAGAAAAAGAAGTTGTTCTAATGCTTTTCGTATTAGCATTTGCATTAGGATATGTAGCAGGTTTGATTACAAGGGAGTATATTGAATGAATATATATGCAGTGAGAACTGAAATGCTTGACATGACAGCGAAACAATGGGCTGATTTTCGTGTAGTGTTCGGTTCTTAAGATGTTATTAAAACGAATGTTCCGATATTCTTTGAGTGTATTGGATTGGTGAGTAGTCATAGTGCGGTTACTAACGATGCTGAAAATGAATTCATGAAAGAATTATATGAGTATGAGCGTAGTCAAAGACGCTATATAATGGTTGGTGAAGCGGATGCACATACTCCACAACGCTTCTGGTCATGGGCTGTTTGTAACTATGAAGAAATGAAAGAACTTAAAGAACATGGATATTCTGAAAGTAAGAACCGACAATATTTAAACAAACAGCAACGAGAATACTTAGACGAAAATAAACCAAAGGAATAAAATATAATGAGTAGACATAAATTAATAATGCATTTTCATTGTTCAAAATTGCGTAGTATTGTTTTTGACCTAGAGAAGATTGCAGTGCGTGTATCAAAGGGGCTTGCCGATAAAATTGAAGTTCTTAGGATGAAAGTATAATGCAAGTAGTTTTACAAAAAGAGCATCAACATGTAATTGATATAGAGTTCAATCAAATGGAAGCATATTTATTGAAATATTTAAAACTACCTAATCGTAATTTATATGTTCATGCTATGTATAGAATTCCCTTGGTGAAGGAGTTGCTATTAGAACTACGAAAGCTTTATAGAAAGCTTGATTTCGATGTAGATATGTTTAGTGGAATATTTGTCAAAAATATATTCACTGTAAGTAAATTGGGCGAGCCTTTGATTATCGTTGAGTATGAGGAATTGGCAAAATTTGAAAGACATATAAATTATATCAAAAGTCGTGAACTTGGATGAAGAATATACAGATGTTTAATTGTGACTGCATGGAATTGTTCAAAAAGCTTAAATCTGAAAGCATTGACTGTTTCGTATCAGACCCTCCATATAAAATTGTCTCAGGTGGTCAGGGAAAGGGCGATAATTTATGTGGTGGTATGTTGAAGCCTATTGCCGATAGGAATGATGATGGTGATGGTCTCAGGGCTGGTAAACTATTTAAGCATGTTGATATAGAATTCAAGACATGGCTACCAGAAGTTTATAGGGTGCTTAAAAATGGAACTGATGCATATATCATGACTAATGCTAGAAACCTTGTAGATTTACAGATTGAAGCCGAAAAGGTGGGCTTTAAGTTTCATAATATTCTTGTATGGGATAAGGGAAATGCAACGCCTAATCGATGGTATATGCAGGGTTTAGAGTTCATTTTATATATGTATAAACCGCCAGCTAAAAATATTAATAATATGGGAACTAAGAACATATTCAGAATAGCAAACGTAAGAAATAAAATTCACCCAACTGAAAAGCCTGTAAGATTGATGAAGATACTTATAGAGAACTCAACGAATGTTGGGGATATCGTATTGGACCCATTTGCTGGTAGTGCATCTACATTAATTTCATGCCAAGAGTCCGATAGAAGATTTATAGGAAGTGAAATTGATAAAATCTTCTACGATAGGGCGAATGAGCGAAGGAACAACAATCGAAGAAAATTATTCTAACCCTTGACAATACATACAGAATGTTATAAAATGGTATTGAAAGGAGAAAAATAATGGATTTCATTGTTGATAATTTAAAACCTATAACTGTAATGCTTGGTTGGATTTATCTATTTTTTATATATCTGATATGTAAAATATTTATGACTGATAGTATTAAGAGTGGTGATATACGTTGATTAATGTTGGTTACAAAGCTAGATATGATAACTTTGCTCAAAAGCGTCTATTCCTGAATTGTCCAGTTGATACGGATGATTATGGAGAATCTAAATATGTGCGAACTATTAGAAGTGCCTTGGAAATCTGCGACCTTGGAATAATAGTCACAGTGGAGCAGATACCAGCTACTAATATGAACGTCTATAAATATAAAATTAATGAATTTCCATCATACTCTTTTATAAGTAGATTGCGTGACATTACAACGTATGGAAATGCATCATCTAGGAATATATTACACATTTTATCAACCGCAATTACTAATCATCTTGGTTCAGCATATGAACAAGAATTGGGTTGTCAGTTCCAAGTAAGCGTTGAGGAATGTCAATCATCCGCTATAGATATCGGAAAGCGGTTGTTGGAGCAAGCCGAAATTCATTTTATCAAAACATTGACAAATCTAATATATAGAAGAGCTGTTCTACCAGCGATTGCCAGACAGATAGTTATGTATACTGAACGATATTTTACAAGTAGGTATCATGCATATCAAAACGCAGATGAATTTGGAAATCCTCGGTTGTTTACATGTGGATTTGACTTTGGTAACTCAGCTGATAATATATGTTCCATGATTGGCGGTTGGAATATCGATTCCGATGGAAATGGAGAATTTGAAAATATTAATATTCGGGGGGAATGGTGAAAAAAGAATTAGTTGTTAAAATCGAAAAGAACTTGAAGCGCATGGATTTGCCAGCGCATAGAAAAAGTATAACTTCTGACAAAGCAATTCAGTGGCTTAAAAAGAATTTATCTTTTAAGAACTCAGAACATAGAGTCTATAAAGAAACTATAAGTATGTTGGGGGAATTATAATGATTTATATTGGTGTTGACCCAGGACTTACAGGTGCTATATGTGCCATTGATGATGATGATAATGTACTTCTCAAGATGCAAACGCCATTGAATGGTAAGAAAGAAATTGATTGTAGAATTATTGCCATACAAATTCAGAAGTTGAAAAGAAACTCCAGTGGAAAAGTTTTTGGAGTTCTCGAAAATGTTGGAGCAATGCCAGGACAGGGCGTAGTCGCAATGTTCACTTTCGGTCATGCGGTTGGAGAAGTTAAAGCAACTTTGAAAATTATGACAGTTCCATTTCAAGAGGTAACTCCTCAAACATGGAAAGCTGAAATTTTAAAAGGTCTTCCATGGAAAGCTCAGACAACTAGATATAAAGCAGATAAGAAGCTTACAGATGAAGAAAATTCGGCTGTTAGAAAAGCATTAGCTTCTAAGAACAGACAAGCCAAAAAGAAAGCCAAGCTAGTTTCATGTGAATTCATTTCTAAGCGGTTTCCTAGCCTTGATATACATATGGGTAGTAAAAACCCTAATGATGGAATAACCGATGCCTTGTGTATGGCTCTCTACGCCAGATTTCTACAAAGGGGATAGTATGCTAAAAGAGATTCATATTCAGAATTTCCAATCTCATGTAAATAGTAAGATAAAATTGAATAAGCATGTAAATGTTATATCGGGATTATCTGATTCTGGTAAGTCGGCAATCATCAGATTAATTAGATGTATACTCTTGCGTGAAACTTATTATCTAACACATGGTTCCGCAAAAGGCAAGTCAACTTTAATATTCGATGACTGTGAAATATCAAGAGAATTTATAAGCACCAAAGTAAAGAAGTGTCCAAGTTGTAAAGACCCAATTGAGCGATATGAGCAGGTTTGTGAGAATTGTGGACATATCATTGGTGTTAAAACTAGTTCAGATATAACAACAATTGATACAGTAGAATATACAAAATTTGGTAGAGATATGCCAGAAGAAATCAAAGAGAAAACCAAAATCTATCCAGTTAAATTTGTGAATGAACTAGTCAATATCAATATGTCAGCACAATTCGATGATATGTTCTTTATCGGGAACTCATATAACGGCAGTATGCGAAATAAGATGATATCTGGACTAATCCCAGATGTTGATATTATCGATAAAGAAATTAAGTTGATGAATTCTGAGAAACACCAACTTAATACCGAGAATAGTATATCCAAGAAGCAAATAGAAAAAATTGATGCTGTGTTGGAACTCATTGGTAGCGATATGACTGATGTAGACAAGCTCAACGAAGATATTGAAAAGCTAAAATCCGATATAGAAACTTATGAAACTGAATTGGAAGCCATGAAATCGCTCAAGGTATATTTTGATAAATCTGAATCCCTACAGAAGATTAAATCGTTCATGGATGCTGGTGTTGATAGATTGAGTAAGGCTACAACTGCTCTACATACAATCGAACATACAAATACAAAACATATCATGCTTATAAATATATTGAGAGATATCAATTTATTGAACATTCTCAACGCAGATGTTCCAGAGCAATTGAATGTTCCAGAAAGTATGATAACTGATGTTTCGGATATCACCGATATGATTTTCACACTCAACGATATATCTGATGATATCGGTCGGCTTACCCTAATCGGTCAGAAAATTCCAACAGTTACATTTTCGAAAATCTATACAAGTATTAATAATTTGGATAATCTAACGATAGATAATGCAAAATTCAAATTATATAAAAAGACCATTGAAAATGCTAAAGTAGAATTAACCAATACGGAATCTCTTGTTATTGGAAATAAAAATCAACAAATATTACTTAAAGAAACCTTCAAGAAAGACAATCCAAAGGCTTTCTGTCCAATTACAAAAGATATATACCATGATGAATGTTTAAAAAAGATTAATAAACCTTGACAGGTGTAATAAAATGTAATAAAATAGTATTGAAAGGAATAAAACAAATGCGAAAAATACTTTATCTAACAGATATTCACTATGGTTGTACCCCTATTACTAGGAAGGATGACTATAATGCATCTATATTGGGTAAGTTGGCGTATGCTTTTGCTTATGCTCGTAAGCATAATCTGATAGTTGTAATCGGTGGAGATTTATTTGATAGACCACACCAATCAATAATAACTCTCATACCATTAATACATCTATTGAGACAATATTCTGATTTAACAATTATTTGTAATCGTGGGAATCCAACTCATGACGGTCATATGCATTCATCCCCACTTACATTACTGGAAGAAACTGATTTATTAATCACTAGCGATAATAAAGATTTCATGGATATAGATGGGTTTCGTTTAATATTTGCACCAAATTCAGGTATGCCAGACGATAAGGATAGATTCTTATCTGATACATTGATAAATTGCTTGATAACTCATCATTTAATCGTTGATAAGCCAGTAATATACGACCATTACCTAATGGAAGAATTGACAATTGGAGCTGAGTTTGTATTCTGTGCAGACTATCACCCATATCAAGGCGTAAAGGTTTATAATGATACAACTTTCATAGCTCCAGGCTCTATAGCAAGGCGAAAGCGAACCAAAGACAATATAAATAAAACTGTAAGAATGGTTGTATTTGATGGTAAGAAAGTAAAGGAAGTTATAATTCCTTGTGAAAAAGATATATGGATGGAGAAAGATGAAACTAAGCTGGAAACAGCGGTTGAAATTAATATTAATGATTTTAAAATGGAAATGGAGAAAGTTTTGGATGATGTTTCACTAGAAACTACATTTAAGAGTTTTTGCGATAAGGCTGATATAAGTAAAGAAGTCTATGAATATATGAAGAAAAGGATGTTTTAATGGAAATCACAGAATTCAGAACGAAGATTGCAGATTTAGAAGCTCGCCACACCAAGATTAAAAAGGAATATGACAGACAACAATTTCAATATGAAAGCTCTTTAAAGGAATTGGAGAAGCTTAAAGTTGACAAACCAGAAGACTTACCAGCTAAGATAGAAGAGCTTGAGAAGAAGATAATTACTTCCAAAGCAAAACTAGCAACATATCTCGATAAGTTTGAAACGAAATTAAAATCAATTGAGGATGTAATGGACAATGAATAAATATCAAGAAATCTCTGCCAGATACAAAGGACTCAGCACACGAACTGTGAAGCTCCAAGAGCGCATTCAAGAAATCTCAGAAGATGTTTTGAAAGTTGAAAATGGTATGCATGTTCTTTTCTCATTCAATGAGTGGATTAATGATACATTGAAAACTCAGCTTGAGAACATAACTAACATGGCATTGAAAAGCATATTCCCAGAGAAAGACCTTTCTTTCAGGGTTATGGCTAACCGAAATAAGCAAGGTGTGTTCTATGACCTATATATAGAAACAAACAACACCTTGACCCGTTTGCTGGATGCTAAGGGTGGTGGAGTTCTTGACGTAATACAGATGTGTTTGAGATTAACTTATCTTATCAGGATGAAAGGTAAATTGAGACAATTTTTATTACTAGATGAACCATTCAAAAATCTTGATGGTGAACGTGTAAACCTAGCTATTGATTGGCTTTGTAAAATTACCAAGGAATTTGACATTCAGTTGCTAATCGTAACTCACATACCTTCATTGATATTCACAGTAGAAGACTCAGGTAATATCGAAGTTAGATATGCAGACGGTAAGAGTGAAGTTTATCAATGAATATAAGACGACAAGTTGCTAGATTATTAAAGCGTAAAAAGCTTGTCAAACTCAATGTTAATGCGCCTATAGGAATGGTTGAAAAGGTGCATTATTTCATTGAGTTGTGCTTGAATTCTGGGCTTTCATTGAACGATATTTACACTATTATATTTGGCTTAGGTTATGATATATTTGAGCTTTCTATTGTTGAGGGAAGTCAGATAAAGACGCTTCAACAGCTAATGATGATTGCTAGATACGTTAGAAAGACTTTAAAAGAATTCATGATGAATAGTGATAGAGAATTCGTTCTGGATGCCACAGGAACATTATCATTTATTAATTTTTGTAAAATCAATAAAGTTAAAGAATTGGATTTCATGATATACATTGAAAAAGAAAGGTCTCCAACTGTGGATTTGAATAAAATTATATTGATGAAGAGTGAGATTGAACTACTCGGAAAGGCATATCTGAATGATAAATAATAAGATTGCCAAAGCATTGTTCAATCTTTTAAGTGCTATAAAGAAAGAGCCACGTCGAAATAGAAAGATTAAAATGATGCAAGAATTTCCATATCAAGAACCATTAAGGAACTTGATGAATCTTGCATACAATAAGAAGATTTCATTTGGTATCACATCATCGGCATTTAAGCGTAAAGGTGGTGGTATGTTATCTATGGTTGACCCATCCATGTTAGAAAAGGTTTTGACCCTCAAGGGTAGAAATGAAAAAGTAGAATACTTGGATTGTAATTTAACATGGTATACACCGACCGCAAGACAATTTATGCTGTCTATACTCGATAAGGATTTGAACATCGGTATCGGCATTAAGACAATAAATAAATCACTTACAGAAAAAATCGAAGATTTCCAAGTGATGTTGGCAACTCCACAAAAACAAAAGTTATTTGATGATCATTTCTCCGATGTTAAGAGAATCTATATCAATAAAAAGATTGATGGAATTCGTTGTATTGTTGATTATACTGGCGATAAAGCCGTATTTTATTCACGTAACGGTTTAATAATGGAAGATTTTTTGGTAAGTAATGTGCGCTATGAAGTGGAGAAGCAGGAGCAATTCAAAGGAAGAATCCTTGATGCAGAAATATATAGTAAACATTTCCAGAAGCTAATGAGAATTTATAGACGTAAAAATGTTCAATTGGACTCTTTCATTATCCGCAATTCAACTAGGTTAGCTATATTTGACCTGATTGATGAAGAAGAAAAACCATTGCGTGAACGTGTTGCAATTATGAAAGATATTGAAAGTAAAATTAGTAAGTGCAACTTTGTTAAGTTCATTAAATATGTTGTGGTTGAGAATGATTATCTTGCTCTTGGTAAGATTGCCAGAAGTATGATTAAGCGTGGTGATGAAGGTATTATCGCCAAGCATCCAAATAAACCATATGAAAGAAAGCGTAGTAAGTATTGGCTTAAATTTAAGAATAAAGAAACTGTAGATTTAAAAGTCATTGGTTATTATCCAGGAAAACGAGACACTGAATTTGAAAATGCTCTAGGAGGCTTGGTATGTAAACTTAAAAATGGTGAAGTGAATTGTGGTGGTGGATTTACAAAGGAAGAACGATTTGAATTCTGGAAAAATCCAGAAAGTTTAATCGGTGAGACTATCGAAGTATCTTTCATGGAAGAGACCCAAGCTGGTAGTCTACGTCATCTGAATTTTGAACGATTCAGAACAGATAAATAAAGGAAAATATAATGGAAAGTAAGAACCCTGCAACTATAAAATTGACTGTAAAATCAACTATTTTTGATAAGGCTGATTCCGTAGAAAAGGCAATTGCAGAAGAAACTGCATATAATGGTTTCTTTCGTCTTAGCTATCTAGCATCAAATGGGCGTATAAATATATGCGTTATGTCTGATATGGATGTTTCATTGTTGGAAAATGTAAGACCGTTTGTTAAAATATATCCTGCAAATGGTGTACTTATCACATTCACAGAGAAAGAGCCTAATGTGATTGCTAAACGAGCTAAGTCAGAAATGCTTATGAATTTACAGCTTGTTAAGCGTGATACATACATTCCAATGAAGAATGTAACTCAGATTGAATATCTTGACAGTGTTGAAGATGTTGAAAATATTATTCAACTTCTCAAAGATATGCAAGAAGAGCAAGTTGAAATCGATAAGCGCAAGAAAGCTAAGGCTCTCAAAGACGCAGAAGACGTAATTGCAAGTAGTAAAATGATGAAGGTTGCAAGAGCCTAGCTTGTAAAAATCTTACTTATGTAGTATATTTACATGATGATGTAAATATTGTCATGTAAATATACGCAGGAGTAACTAAAGTGAAGAATTATCAACCAGATATAGATATATTGAAAGATAACCTTAACGAATTAGAGGGTGAGATTTTTTTATTCTCTAAGCGTGGTGTCAAAAAGTCTGCACGTAGTTGTAGAAATATATTGATGAACATAATCAAGATTTCTAAGCAAATGCGAATTGATGTAATGGAAGACTATAAGAAGTTACCAGTATCAAAACGCAATATTTCGAAATCGGCTATTAAGAAATCTCAAGTTAAACGAAAAGTAACAATGGAGAGTAGAAAGAAATGGAAAAAGTCCACATAATTGATGGTAATAACTATTATATGCGAATGTATTTCAAAGGCAATACTGAGAATCATTTAATTTTCAGTAAGCTTGCTATGAAGCTACAGGGATTAAAGGGTAGGGTAATCTTCGCTTTTGATACTTGTAAGTCTGCTAGGAGGCTGGAAATCTACCCAGAGTATAAGGGTGGTCGTAAAAGCTCTCTATCGGAAGAAGAATATAAGAAATTCAAAGAAAGTATGGCGTTATTTCAAAGAATTATGAAATATACAGGCTATACAGTTCTTGAAGGTAATGGATATGAAGCAGATGATTATGTTGCAATGATAACTAAATTGCTCAAGCGATACCATGTTTATATTTATTCAACTGATGGTGATTTCTGGCAATTGGTTTCTGATAGAGTTACTGTCATCAAGGAATGGCGTGGAACCATAACAACAGTTACACCAGATAGTTTTCTTGAACTAGCTGGAGTACCACAAGAATTTTTTGTAGATTGGAAATGTATGGTTGGTGATACATCTGATAATATCATTGGTATCAAGGGTATTGGTAAGGGTAAGGCAACTACATTCATTAATGATATCGGCAGTTATGAAGAAATCAGAAAGGCTTCTCAAGAAAAGGATAAGCCAAATAAGACTGATGAAAAAATCATAGATGGTAAGGAAAGCTTTCTATTAGCCAAATCTCTTATCGATTTAACTGAGGTATATGGCGATAAACGCTTACGTGCATTGGTAAAAGAAAAGGTATCCAATACAGGCGTTGATCGAGAACGTATATTGAAAATCATTGCTACTTATGACATGGAAGAGTGCCAAGAGATTGTAAATACAATTGTGAAAATGAAACGATGAAAGGAGTCTTACCATCCATAAAGGAAATTTTGGGTATCAGTGGTGTTAAAAATGATGCCGATGCTTTGGAATTTGCCGAAGTCTATTTGATGACTGAAATGTCTGGAAAGGATAGTAAAGACAAACAAAAGTTTGCACTATCGGTTGGTAACAAGATGTCGCTGACCGATGTGTTTTCTAAGTTTCATACAGAAACAATTTTAAAGGATATATTTATAGAACAATCGTGGTATAATTATTGGCTTGCAAAACAGCTATTAACAACCAGTATACCACAAGGTGTTCTACGAAATAAGCTTATAAAGCGAGTGAATGAATTAGAGCGACTGTATAAAGACCACAATAAACAGGAGTAGGGGCAATGTCTAGTGATTTAATTAAAGTTAGTAAGGGCGAATTACAAGCCAATGAAAACCATACAATTCGGCTTGAGAAGCAAAACTTAAAACTGATATATCTTCGAAAGAAACATATATTTCAGGCGTTGAGGGATGCTACAACACAGCGCATTAAGACCTCGAAGAATATTGATAATTGGATTACCATGTTAGCCGATAAGATATTCAACCCTGAAACCATTGCCGAAATGGATTTAAACAAGGCGATTGCGCTCTTTAAATATGTAAATAATATTAACTTAAAGGTGTTGTCGGAAAGTAATAAACTTGAACAAATCCTTGGTAATTATATTGAGTCTGGCGCAATGGAAACCGCTGATAATATTTTAAATCAAAAATCTGACGTGGATAAAGATAAACTGAAACATGAAATTTTTAGTAAGCTACAAAATATTATTCATCGTGATTCAGAAGACGCAGAAATTGCAATTGTACACACACCAGAAAATAGCTTAACTGATGAAGAAGCACTTGAACTGGAAGAGGCTGAGATTACACTAGAACAGAATTTAATGGCGGTTGATGATGTCGTAGAATTGGATACTGAGATAGACCTAGAAGACGATTACGAAGACGATGAATAGTAAACCTCGGAACTGACCTGGTGTAAACCTCGGAACGCCAGGATAAAATGGACATAAAAAAAAGTTGGGATTTCTCCCAACTTTTTTTATTTCTTCTGTAAATATTTTATGATTTCTAACTTGATTTCTTCTGGCTCCATTTTGAATTTTAACATTATCAACGCAATCATAGCCGTTATCTTCGGGATTAGATATATATGAAGTTCTAATCTAGCAATTTCCTTTTCAGTAAAACTTCTACTCGATGCCTTTTGTGCTTTCTTGAGTTTGCCTAATAATCTTTTTTCTTTATCTGTTAGATACTGTGCCACG